ATGGGATCCAACTAAAGTATATCCAGCTGGTTATGTAATGACATTTGGTGATAAGAATTACATTAGTAAAATAGAAGTTCCGGCTGGCACTATGCCACCAAATACAACATATTGGGAGTTAGATACGGCATCAAATCTTAAAGATATTCTTGCTACTTACAATAAGAATATTGCAATTAACAATGCGGCATTACAAGAAGCTGAACGACTTGTACCTAAATCAGGTTACGATCAAAACAACTTGTACATTGTTCCTACATACGGTGAATTTGAAACTAACACAGAATTGTCAGGTAAATACAATCAACCTGCGCCACCAATCAACGTTGTTGTACCTAACTTAGTTCCACCTGTTGCTACTGTTTCAATGGTACAATCTTCATTGTATAGAACTGCTAGTCCTGTACTAAGAATTTCTGCCGCATCGGCGCAGGCTATTTGGGACATGACTGTTGACGGTGGGGTAGTTGCACCTAACTCAACACTTTCACTACAAACTACATCACTTTTACCTGCACTGACTGACGGCGGTTCAGGTCCGGTATCTGGCTATACTGTATTAACTGTTGATAGTATTGGCTTTAACGTCACTGGACCATATGGCACCGCTGATAACACATACGCAACTGCTGACCAGAATCCAGAGGCTCCTAACTTTACAGGTACAGAACCATATGGTCCAAATACTATGGACTATCGTGCTGACTGTGATCCTAGATTCCAATTCATTGCACGTAGTAGTCCACGTAGCTTTGGTTATACCACTGGTTACTTAACTGGAACAAGTGAAGCACCAAATGGATTCCCTACTGGTGCAGGTATTGCGTTCCCTCAGAATCCAAAGGTAGGAGATTACTTCTTACGCATTGATTACTTACCACAACTATTGTATCGTTGGGACGGACGATTATGGGTAAGAATATCACAGAACGTAAGAACGCAAACTGGTATGACTCCGGGAGATTTGTCACAACAAGCTAGCTTCATAAATAATAGCAACGTAACAGTATTAACTGATGGGGCAACTACTACACAGAAACAAGGTCTATCTACAATACTTACTATTACACCGGATTCTATACCACCCATACCTTAAAGAATATAAATGGCACAATTTTTCTATGACAATCAGATACGCAGATTTTTAATACAGTTTGCAAAAATTTTCAGTTCTTGGCAAGTTACTAAAGGCAAGGATCCTGCAGGCAACGAGATACTAGTTCGTGTACCTATTATGTACGGTGATTCAAGTCGTCAAGCCAGTACTATCATTGCTAATAACAGTGCAAGTAATTTACCAAGTGCACCACTAATTACATATTATATCAGTGCGTTAGAATATGATCAAAGCCGCACACAAGATCCTACATTCATTGACAAGATGCAGGTTCGTCAACGTAGTTATAATAGTGAAACACAACAATATGAACAAGTTCAAGGCCAAGCATTTACAGTTGAACGACTAATGCCTGTACCCTATACATTACGTATTAATGTTGACTTTTGGACTACTAATTATCAACAGAAATTAGAACTAATAGAGCAACTAGGAACATTATTCAATCCTTCATTAGAAATACAAAGTACTGATAACTTTATTGATTGGACTAGTTTAAGTGTTGTATACCAAGATGGCATAACATTTACTAGTCGCAGTATACCACAAGGTACAGGTAATCCTATTGACGTATTGAGTTGGAAATTCTATATGCCTATATGGTTAAGCAATGCCGCAAAACTTAAAAAGATGGGCGTTATCGAAAAAGTCATTGCTAGCATCTTTAAAGGTCAAGCATTAGAAGATATACAAGATGATGATTTATTGTTAGGTACTCGTCAAAAGATTACACCATATGGATATAAGTTATTACTGATTGCTAATAGACTTCAACTACTACCGGCAGATGAAGCATTTTATCCAAGTAATGAAAGTTTAGAATACCCTCCTCCACCTGACACTAGTTTATACTGGACTAGTTTATTAAATGTTTATGGAACATTACGACCTGGTATCAGTCAGATATGGTTACAGAATCCATTTATGGATACTGAGATTGTAGGTACTATTGTGCCTGATCCAACAGATGATAGATTATTAATATACGACATTGATACTGACACCCTGCCACAAAACACATTGGATCCTGTAGACAGCGTGATTAACCCATTAGTCACAGGACCAAACGCAGGACTGCCAGGACCAATTAATGGTCGTAGATATCTTATCGTAGAGGATGTGGGTAGCCCAGGTAATACTACTATTGCTTGGGGAGCATTAATTGCAAACGCAAATGATATTGTTGAATTTGACGCAACGTCAGGTGAATGGTTTGTATCATTTGATAGTCAGGCTGCTACCACTGTAGAATATGTAACCAATCTTACTACTGATTTGCAATATAGATTTGATTATGTCAACAACGTTTGGATGAAATCATATGAAGGTTGGTATAATCAAGGAGATTATTCTATCGTCATCTAATACTGTGATAAATCATAGTATGAACAATATTTCTGCAGGTGTTTTTTTCTATTCTGAAAATACAAAACGTTTCCTGTACCTGCTAAGAAATGATAATAAGAATCCGGGTAACTGGGGCATACCCGGTGGTAAAATAGAAACTGATGAAACATTACTTGAAGGTCTACAGCGTGAGTGTATTGAAGAAGTAAATTACTTTCCTGAACACGCTAAACTTGTGCCCATTCAAAAGTTTGTTAATAATACATTTACGTATCACACATTCTTTTGCAAAGTATCAGATGAATTTACTCCTATATTAAATGATGAACATTGTGGTTATGCTTGGGTAGGTAATAAACAATATCCCAAACCATTACATCCGGGATTGTTTAATACAGTTAACTTTGATGTTGTTCAGAAGAAACTAAACGCACTTACAAAAAAAGAGACCTAAGTCTCTTTTTTTATTTTAGCAATTTTGCTATTGTATCGAATCCTAACGATCCTATTACAACACCTGCCCCCATCATCATCCATCTCCACTTTTCTAATGCGGAGATTTTTTCTGACATTGATTGATGTGCATTCGAACTAGCGTCCTTCATAGCCTTTAACATTACCCTAGTATCATCGTTGTTTTTAACCATCTCAACGTGTATATCTCTGATATCCGTTTTTATTTCACGGATATCATCGGTAATGTTTTGAACCTCTACCTGAAGAACTGCTATATCGGTTTCAGTTTTTGGCATTTTGATTGTCCTACTAGTTGCCATAATTATTAAGCGTTAGCAATAGTTACGATTGGGTTAGGCTGACCGTCGTATGTATTAGCGGCGTATGCTGTGTTGAATGTAGCGATAACATCAGGGTTAACTGTGTTCAATACCGCAGTACCTGTACCAGTACCTGCGGCAATAGCAACGAATGACACACCTGTCATATTAGATGCCGCACCACATACTGACCAATCTGTTGTACCAGTAGAGTAAATTGTATATACTGTACCTACACTTAATGAACCGGCTGCAACTTGTGCTGGGAACACTTCAGAGTTGTAATCATTAACACTTGAAACATATGCTGTAGCAGAGGCTGCGTCAGTAGACAAGATGTTCATTGTGTTTGGTGTCAATGCTGTGTTAGCAACATTTGCCGTATAACATGGTGCAATTAAACCAGTTGTGCCACCTTGTACTAGATACTTTGTCTTACCTTTTTGACGTAAGATGAAACCAGCTTCGTCATCTGCATAGATGAATGCAGATCCTGAAGCAGCCACTGCCGCATTTGCAACTAATTCAACTACATCTTGTTGTGCGTCTGGTGTACCAGTAGCACTTGACAGGTCAACTTCAGCACCACCCAATGTTGTAGAAACAGTGAATGCAGCCGCGTTTGCAATTGCTTTAACGAAATAAATTTGACCAGATACTAAACCACCTAAGTTAGCAGTAAATCTTACCGTACCGTTAGCTAATAACGTTTGAGCATTACCTGAAGTACCAATGATGTTACCTGTATTTTGTGTGTTAGCAACAGCAACGGTTGTTAAGCCTGGAACTGTGTTTGCAAAACCTAGCGTAGTATAATCAGTTGTTGTACCATTAACGTTTGCACTTGCAACTTGAATTACAGAACCCACACTTAATGTGGTTGCTAAGTCGGTACCAATACCGGTTACATATGCAGTATCAGTGGCAGCATACAATGTACCTGTACCATTAATACCAATAGCAACACGTGGTAGAACCTGTGAACCAACGATTGCTGTGTTACCACCAACTACACCATATGTGTTAGCGTTAGTTGCAGGGAAACCTGCACCACCGAATGGGTTATTGAAGTATGCATCAACTACACCAACAGACATTGATACTGAACCACCAGTCGTATCAGTCAATGTAACCGGTGTGCGTGTTGTATTTGCACTTAAGTCAGTAGCGGAGACTGTAAAGTTATTTGCATCAATAACTTCTAATATCCAGTATGTTGTTGCGGCTGATATACCACCAACTGTAGTAGCTACTACGAACGGCATACCTGCGATAACGCCAGTTGTTGTTAGACTTTCAGTTACAGTAACATAACCTGTTGCCGCTGTTGTATCTGTGATTGTTAAGACTGCTTGAGCCTTTGCGATTTTTAGAGGACGTCCCATTTGTTTTTCCTTTGATAAAATTAGCGGGTTCTAGCCGCTACGCAGTGGGTAACTGCATAAACTCTCAGAATGAGAGTGTATGTTATATTTATCAAAAAAGGGTAAAATTAACCAGTAAAGCTACCAGTTGGACTGTTGTAACCGCTTGTTCCTGTATTAGGATGAGGGGCACCAAGTTCAGTAATAGTGAATAGCGTATTAGCACCCGCAGTTGTTAGATAAGATACAATATTACCTTGTCCAACTATGATACTATTATTAACAGTATTGGGAGGAATCATTTCACTATTTGCAGTAGCTACAGTATAAGGAACTCCGTATGGATTATATCTTGCTGTTGCGCCACTTATTGCTACTGCGGCATTTGCTGTTAATGTTAAACTTGTGTTATTTGCAATAGATGCAACTATACCTACATTAGCTCCTGCAGTATTTCCAATCCAGCTACCTATCGCTAATTCAGTACTAAATGCTGTACCTGATCCTGTCACAGTTGCACTATTAGTAGCACAAGTTACAGTGCCGGTTAATGCAACATTTGGAAAACTAGTGCTAAACTGAATGCCTACATTAGATGTAGCTATTCTAATTTTGTCCGTTGCAATATTTGCGGATGCTGCCGCTGTTGCGCTGTTTGCTGTATATGCGTATGATGCCATTTTTAATTCCTATATCTTATTTATTATTATAGTCTGCCTACGGCGACCTCTATTATACCTTCACCGGCAAAGTTTGCTAATGATTTACCAATAACCGTTCCCATACCAGGATTATTTGCTGGTCTAGCATATCCATCACCACCTGACACCAACATATCACCTTTGTTAATTGTCCCGCGAACTTTGGTTGGTACACGACCTTGTAGAGCTAACGCTACTATATGTTCACCTTGACATTTCAT